ACAATATTCTTGATGTTTATCCGTGGTTACAAAGTTATCTTGGAGCTTATATGTTAGGTGGTGCTGGTAGTTTCCAACTTAGAGTGGTGAGAGGATAATGGCAGGACAGCTAGACTCAGCATTTAAACAGATTGCAAAACAAATTGTAGCGGATCTTGGTAACTCTTTTGATACCACTATTACCTATACAAAGAAAGCGTCTGGAAGTTATAACACAAGCACAGGAGTTTATACGACAAGCGATACTACATTTGCTGATATAAAAGTTCCGATAGAATTCATCAAATCAACTGAAGATGATAATAGAGAAATAAGACAAGCAAAAATTTATATTACACCTGATTTAATAGGAGACAATCAACCTACTTTTGATGATGAAGTTATATTAACTTATGCTGGATCTACAAGAGTTGCTCAGATTACTGACATAGACACAAAACAAGGTGGTCAGACTTATCTGTTCACATTATTCGTGAGGTTCTAATGCCAAGAGAACAGGAATTTAGTGCTGATAATGTAATGAACAATACGATGGCACAGTTAGATGCTGATTTTGCACAAACTATTAGAGATCTACATGATGGATTAAGTTCTTCTTCTGGTAGTCCTGTTTATACTGGTTTTCTTGCGTCAAGTTGGAAAGTCAGAAGGAGTCCTATAAATCAGACAGACAAAAGAGAAGATTTTGAACCCTGGGCATCAATTAAAAAATCACATGATTTACCTACTGGTGGAGAAGGTTGGAAACCAGCAGGTTCAAGACCATCTGATCCTGTTATTGAACCTCGTTTCCCTGTTGGTACAAGTTATAAATTTAGGGATGCCAATATTTTCATAGGAAATACTGCTGAATATGCTGGTTATGCCTCTGAAAATCCTGTAATTTCTAATTTTGTACAGGGAGAAGCAGGTACAATCATCAAAGATAATATGAGAGAAAAAGGTAAGATATTTATAGGAGCTAAACCTTCTGGTGGTTTTGGTAGAAACAAACCTGGATCTGGTTTACGTTACATTGAACCTGATTAATTATGACTTTAGTTAATGCAAGAGCAGCTTTTGAAAAAGCAGTTACAGATGCAGTTGTAGCAGCAGATAATACTGTTTCTGTTATAAATGATAATGTTCCATTTACAACACCTGGAAAAAGTAAAAAATTTATTGTTATGACTTTAAATTTTAATCAGGCTACTGTGCAGAATCAGGGTGCTTCTTCTGATTATTATGCTGGTGTAATTCAATGTAATATTTATGTTCCAAAGAATAATGGAACTTCTGTTGTATCTGCTATAAGTGAATCTGTTATTGATGGTTTAACTTCTGTTAACGCAAGTAACTATACTGATACTTTTAGTTGTACCCCAAGAGTTGCAGATATAAATGGTCCAAATGTATTACAAATAGAAGATAGAAGTCATTTTATAGGAATTATTTCTTGCCAATTTACAGCTAATGCCTAATATAAGTATAATATAAATATTATATAACAATCACATGGAAGCGATTGAACTTTTAAGAAACAAATTTGGTGTTAGCCAAAAATACAAGTATGAAGTAAAAGATGGAGAAGATACATTACTTGAAATTTATTGGAATCCATTAACGATTGCCGAGAGGGAATCAATCATGGCTAAGTCTAAAGGTGATGATGGAAATGAGTTTGCGTTGAATCTTATGATTGAAAAAGCTTTAGATAAAGATGGTAAAAGACTATTTCAAGATGGACATAAAGCTTCTTTAAGAAGAGAAGTTAATGCAGGTGTTTTACAGGACATTCAGATGGCGATGATGACATCAGGAGATGAATTAAAAGTGGAGGAAGCGAAAGCAGAATTAAAAAGCTAATCGTGATTGGTACTTAATGTTTTTCTTAGCAAAAGAACTTGGGATGACATTAAGACAATTAACTGAAAATCTTACAAGAGAAGAACTAGTATCTTGGGCTGCTTTTTTTGAGTTAAAAAATGAGGAAGAAGAAAAATATAAAGAACAAGTGCAAAAAAAACAAGCCATGAAACCCAGAAGGCGGTAATATAGAAGTAATTTATTGGGTCGAGTAAATGGCAGCAGAATACGGAATTAATATTAATGTCAGAACAAAAGATGAACAATTAAAAAAATTACAAAAAAATCTAACTGCTGCTGATAAAGCAGTTGCATCTTTACAAAAAAAATTAGATTTATTAGATAAGAAAAAAGGTAAAGGAGGTACTTTTTTTAGTCCAAGTCAGGAAAGTATAGTAAAGACAAGACAACTTGCAAAAGCCACAAAACTTGCCAAAGAACAATTTGAGCAATATACCAGAGGTGTTTTAAATTTTGAGGGTGCTAATAGACAAGGAATAACATCAACAAAAGCACTAGCAATGCGAATGAAAGAAGCTGGTGCTGCTGCTGGTATTACAACAGATAGGTTTCGATTATTTACTCAAGGTTTTACAAAATTAAATTTTTCAGGTCAAATAAAATCTCTTCAACGATTTAATGAAAGTGCAAAGATTACAGCATCTACTTTTGGTGCAATGAGTTCTGGGAATGTTCCTGGAGTTGCTGGTTTTAGCAATACAAATTTAGGTACATTACTAAACTTTACACCTGCTAAAACTGTTAATGCTATTGAAAGATATTTAGATACCTTATCAATGGTGAGGAAAGATTTAAATTTCACTGAGAAAGATTTTAAAGATGTTACTGCAAGAATAAAAGAGATGAATGGTGAGTTGAAGAAACAACGTGATTTATTACGAGAACCTGGAGCAGATAAAGGCAACAGAAGAAGAGAAAGTAGATCACGAAGAGAAGAAAGAGAAAGATTACGAGAGTCTTTAGGAGGCAGAATAAAAAGATTTAGAAGAGGAGATCAAAGAGTAAGAGGTCAAGTTGCATCAAGTGCATTAATTGGTGGTTCTTTCCCTTTGCTATTTGGTCAAGGTGGAGGAGCAGCTTTAGGTGGTGCTATAGGTGGTGCAGGTGGTGGATTACTTGGTGGTCAGTTTGGTTTTGCTTTATCGTTAGTTGGTACACAAATTGGAGCTTTAATTGATACAACTATTGGGAAAGTTGGTGAGCTAGGTCAAGCATTTGGGAAATTTAGTCAAGATACAACTAAAATTGTTGAGACTTTAGGAGAAAGTAATACAATTATTGGAAGAAATATTGAATTGTTAGAAAAAGCCAGAGGTAAACAAGCTGCTTTTGATGAGGCATTAAGACAAACAACAATTCTTTTAGGAGATGATACAACAAGAAATCTTAAACAATTTGGAGAAGATACAACTGAAATATCTTCAAACCTTGCAAAAATGGGAATGGAGTTTTTAGGTGTATTAGCAGATATAAATGAAAGATTAAGAATAACAAAAATTTTAGCTGCTTTTATTCCAGGAGCAGAGGGCAGAAGATTACAAGATGTTGTATCAAACAATGGTTTTAGTCAATTAGATTTTAGTCCTGTAGGTAAGAGGACAATGAGAAGTCCTAAACAGATAGCAGATGCTTTGTCTGGTTTTGAATTTTTGGAAGGAAAACCTGAAGCACAAATACCATTTTTAAAATCAATGGGTTTTGATAATGTTCAAGATTTAAGAGCCGATGCTAAAGATCTATTAGAACTAAGCAACTCAATGATGAGTTCTAGTCTTGCGATGGAAATTCTTAATAAAGAAGAAGAAAAAAATATAAAATTAAATAAAACAAGAGGTTTTCTTAATCGTCAAAGAATAAGGAATACAGAATTATTAAATGAAAAATTAAAACAATTTAAACAACTTACAGGGAAAGATGCAACTGAAGCAGAAATAGAAGCATTTAAGAAAATTATTGTAGAAACTACTGCTTTAGGTGATTCATTAACTGCTGTTAATAATGAAATAGAAGTACTTGATAAAAAATTAATTGAATTAAATAGTCCTGGTATGCGATTAGTAGAACTAAGTCGTGCTATTGGCACGTCTTTTGAAGAATCATTTAAAGGAATAATTAAAGGAACAATGTCAGTCGGAGATGCGTTTAGAAATATGTTAAATCGTGTTGCAGATCATTTTCTTGATACTGCTGCAAAAATGGCAGCAACTCAGTTACAAAGAGGTATTTTAGGTTTATTTAGTAATATGTTTAAAATAACTAGTGATTCAATACCTAGTATTGGTTCTGACAATGTAGGTGATGTTTTACAAAATTCATTTGAATTACCTAAATTGGCTGATGGGGGTATGGCTAAAGCTGGTCGAACTCATTTAGTAGGAGAACGCGGGCCAGAACTATTCACACCTGGAGTCTCAGGAATGGTTACACCAAATCACGCTCTTGGTGGTTCTACAAGTATTGTTGTAAACGTAGATGCCTCTGGTTCGTCTGTTGAAGGTGATGAACAAGGTGGTAGAGAACTTGGTCTTGTATTGTCAGCAGCGATAGAATCTGAATTAATTAAACA